ATCTGAAGACAAACATAAGTATTTTCATATGATTATGGATTATTCAGACATTCTTATTAAAATATTGGATGATGTAAACCACCCAATTTTCAATCATGTACACGCTAATCCATTTCATGTTGCAGAAATAAAATCACAGAATAATCCAAATGATTCTATTATTCCACATGATGTTAATTACGATAACGCAAAACAATTATTAGACGCATTTAATAATTGGAAATCCAATCTTTAATTGGTTATTTTGTTATGATGAGTGATAAAGATAGATATCCTTGGTATGAAAATTCACAAAATCTATTCTGGAAAAGTCCTATATGGGAAGTTCAGACTAAATTTGATGATGAATTTAATAAACAACTATTAGATGAAATTTATGACATTGGTAAAAATATTTCTACTGGAATAGATAAAGATCCCCACAATAGTCTTTGGGATTATAACAGACCAAATCTTGATATTATAAAACAAGAAATCATTGATATAGTTACAAAGACTATCACACAAAATATTCCAGAAATTAGAATGCTTAACCTAGTTGGGTGTGAGCATTTTATGGGATGGATTAATGTCAGAGAACCAGGTGAACGTTTAGAAGTTCATGGACACACCGAATCAGCCATAGCAGCTACCTATTATATACAAGCAAAAGAAGGTTGTGGTGACTTAGTAGCATTTGATACTGGTGGTGCTATAGATTGGGATAGAAATTCTCTCAGTGGGTCTCCTTTTATTAGAGAGAGAAGATATAAACCAGTTGAAGGTAGATTGATATTTTTCCCTTCATATGTTCTACATGGTGTTGATGAAAATAAATCCAATGATCTACGTATATCATTAACAACTGATATTAGAAAAGTTGTAGGAAAGAATTCAGCAAATACTGTGATATTAAAGAGTTGGGCAGGTAGAATGTCTAAGATCAAAGAGTGGAAATGATGTTCCGTAAAATCAATAAGATGTTTGAGACACCAATATATGCTGTCACTGATGGGTTAAAAAGATTTACTGGTATTAATGGTAAAGGTATTGATTATAAAAAGATATGGAGTCCAGAGGAAGACCAAATCTATAGTATCTTACCCAAGAGGTACTGGAGTGATTTTCACTTGACAATTATGGCAATTAATGCTAGAATACCACCACACATAGATAGCGATATCATTTGTAGTATAAATTTTTACATTGAAACTGATAATTGCAAGACTGTATTTTATAATATCAAGTCTGATAGTCCAGATACCTATAAGATAGAAAACCAAACTAATGGGTGTATATATAAAGAAGAAGACTTGGAAGAGGTAGATAGTTTTATTGCTAAACCTTATGAGATATGGTTACTGGATGTCAGTAAAGTCCATAGTGTAGAACCTTTAGGTGATTTTAAATTTAGAAAAGCAATTACACTAGGAACATTCAATAGAACTTATGATGAAATCTATGAAATGTTGAAAGAAACCGGAGCATTATAATGTGGTATGAAAAGTTAAACTTTCAATTTGATATTGAAAAACTTAAACAAGAAGTAAGGGAAAGTGTATTTACTCTTGGTGATCAAGTCATTCAAGGTAAAGACTATGAAACACCACAGTATCATGGTTTTGGTGGTTGGAGTCTACTAAGTCGTAATAGTGATTGGCATGATGGTTGGGAAGCAATTCAAACAGAACAAGGGGACACCCTAGAGAATTTTCTACCTACTAACGAATTAATCTATAAAGCATACAAATATTTTGGTATTGCTCATGGTCTTGAGCATGATAAACCAACTCAATCTTATGTTGGGGAGATTAAGAAAACCATAGACCAAATCAAAGAATCTGGTTTTTATCCTTGTAGAGTCAGAGTATCATGCCTTAAAGCAAGTTGTAAGAGTCTAGTACATAAGGATGCTGATACTTCAGAATACATGGCAAGAATTCATATTCCCTTATGGACTAATGAGAAATGTGTTCATATTTGTGAAGGTGAACATCTTCATATGCCAGCAGATGGTTCAGCATATATGATATGGGTTAATCTGTGGCACCAAATCAGAAATGATTCAAATGAAGATAGATACCATATTATAATGGATGCTTATGATACCAAGAAGATCACTGAACATTTTAAATATGAAGGTGACTTCAATGAATTACTATCTTATGTCTCTGATTATAGAGAAAATATTAACGGGGTAGATCTAACAGAAGATGATGTAACATTCTTTGAAGCAATCCGTAAAAAGTATATATCCAATTATAATGTTTAAATTCAATCCACCAGTTATACTGGAAGATCTACAATCTCAAAATATCAATGGTAAACGATTCTATACTACACCAGATGGAATCCGTTTACCTTCTGTCACTACCGTTATCGGTGCTAAAAAGAAACAATCTATCATGGAATGGAGAAATAGAGTTGGTGAGGAAACTGCCAACAAAATCTCTGCTAAAGCTTCATCTAGAGGTAACCGTGTACACAAACTATGTGAAGATTACATAGCAAATGTAGATGGGTATGCTAGAGGTGCTTTCCCTGATGCATTAGAGATGTTCAGAACTATTAAACCTGTTATTGATGAACATGTAGGTGAGGTATGGTATCAAGAACAGGCATTATACTCTCTACAGTTAGAGATGGCAGGTAGAGTTGACTTGATTGCATATTGGGATGGTGTGTTGTCTATTATTGACTTCAAGACCAGTAGTAGAATCAAGACCAAAGATATGATTGGTGATTACTTTGCTCAAGAAACTGCATATGCCCTGATGGTAGAAGAGTTGATTGGAGAACCTATTAATCAGTTGGTTACTCTCATGGCAGTTGATGATGAACAACCTCTTGTTTTTATTGAGAAAACTGAAGATCATCTAGTAAATTTAGTAGAACATATACAATTTTATAAAAATAACACTTGACAAAATTTCAGTTTTTATATATAATAGTACTATGAAAACAAGAAAACTAATCAAAAAACTTTACGAAGCCTGCTTTAATCACGACAAAGAGAGTGAGAAGAAGTTTTGGTTTAAACTTCTCAAGAAGTCAGCAAAAGGCAAAAACACAAAGGTAGTAAAATAGAATCTGTTTGAAGCCTACACGAAGGTATACAAGACACGGTGTGGTGACCGTCACCTCCACCTAAGTATATTCAGATGAGTATATTTAGGGGGGGTGTATAATCCTTTCGATTGTGTATAATAGTGTTAGGTTAGGATCGGCAAGAATCAGAAGCCGTTAGGATCAGGAGTTGCGTAGCGAACCCTAGTCGAAGAAGATAAATAAAGTAAAAGCAAACGATGACTTTTATAACTACGCTCTAGCAGCTTAGTCGGGGTTCGGTGGGGTTCCTTGTAACACAATTCCCACCACTTTTATTGGATACCACCAAGCGCCTTGGGGGTAATAAAGGGTTTGTAAGTTCATCCCTTCATCCAACGAAAAACTTTCATCCATCAACTACCAAAGGTATTTACAAATTATTATAAACAAAGTGAACAAACGGGAACTTACAACTCCTATTCTAAAAACACTCCAAAAGTAAAAAGCGAAAAAATCTATCGTAACTGGAGACCAAGAGGTTTCTGAGTATTTTTATACTCTAAATCTCGTAATCAAGAGGTAAGAAATGATGTATTCGAAACATCTAAAAATAAAACTGTTGTCATTCATTTTTTTGACATTAATTGTAACGAACTCAATGGCAGGACAAAACATAGCTAGTTGGTATGGTAAAGCACATCATGGACATAAAACTGCATCAGGTAAAATTTATAATATGTATGAAATGACAGCAGCCCACAAAACTTTGAAATTGGGAACCAGAGTCAAGGTAACCAATCTTAACAACAAGAAATCTGTAATAGTAATAATTACAGATAGGGGACCATTTGTTAGAGGAAGAATTATAGATCTATCATATGCAGCTAAAACTCAATTATCAATGGATGGAACTGCTCCTGTAGAATTAGAAATACTTGACTAGCATAGAATATTGTGATATAATATTCCTTTACATCGTGAGTTTATATTATGCCTACAAAAGATGAAGTTCAAAATTTTAGTATCATGATAGAGGGGTTGGCACTCAGGATGGGTAGTACCCGTTTGGATGCTATTCTTCATCATTGTGAGGAATCTGGTTTGGAAGTAGAGGTGGCTAGTACACTGATATCCAATGCTCTAAAGGGTAAGATCAGTGAAGAAGCACAGGAAGCAAACCAGATTAAAAGAAGTTCCAAATTGCCTATATGATGACAGAAGGAACAGGTTTCTCTGCCTTTGCCATATTTAATGCTCTTAAACTTCACTTCTCTTCTGATAGTTATGATTTTCTAAAATATAATGGTAAGACAAGTGTTTCTAAATCTAAATTTGAAACAAGAAAGGATAAATATACTTTTTGTAAACTGTCTAGAAAATATAGTATGGAGGACTTAAAGAAGTTCTACATCTCCAATTTTCTAGAAATTGATGTGAAGTGGATTGGTGAGATATCCAATGAAGTAGGTGAAGTTAACTATAAGAAGTGGCAGAAGAGAACACAGAGCTTGACATATCATTTTGAAAGTGATATAATGTCTCTCTTTGAGAAGGTATCTTCGCCTAATGATTTGTTGAAGATACAACAAGGTAACTTTCCTTTACTACTTCAAGTGTTAATGGAAGGTGGTGTCTGTATTGAAACTGTATGTATTCTAAATGATATCATGAACTTTATTCCTATGTGGGACAAGAAGATTGATGATGATATAATCTATCCTACATGGAGAAGGAAAATAGTTAAGTACACTCCATTCATAGATTATGATAGAAAGAAATTTAAAAGTATTTTAAAAGAGGCATTAAATGAACAAACCTGATATCAAACGTATATACGTGGACTTAGATGGTGTCCTTGCTGACTTCCGTAAAAGATATATAGAAATATTTGGTACAGACCCAATGGACTCTCATAAGCATAAGAAGATGAGAGACAATTGGAATAAGTTTGTAGATGATGGTGAGTTTGCTAACTTGGACCTGATGCCAGATGCCAAACCAGGTCTTGAGTACCTAAAGAAACTAAAAGATATTGAGATTTTTATCCTATCTTCTACTGCTAATGAAGAGCAGTTCAAAAACATCTCTAGAGATAAAAGAGAGTGGTTGGAGAAGATGGGAATTGATTTTCCTGCTATATTCGTTCCTGGTAAGAAACACAAGAAAGAATATGCAGAGAAAAATGCACTTCTGATTGATGATACACATTCAACAATTGAGAAGTGGAATGATGAAGGTGGAGTTGGTATATATCATACGGATTGGGGTACGACACTCACAATTCTTAAAATGTATATTTGATCATATAAATAATTACATTTAAAAACATTTAAAATATGAAAACATTTAAAAGATATTTATCAGAATCTAAACAACCAAAAAAGTATGATGATTTTGTGAATGGACATGGTTCTCATGCAAAAGAAAAGATGTATGATGATTTTGTGAATGGACATGGTTCTCATGCAAAAGAAGAACCAAAGAAAAAAGAAATTAAAAATAAAAAAATGACTTTTCATCAAGATTATTTTTTTGATGAAAGAGTGCAAGAATCAATTCTTGGTAATATTTTAAAACCAAACATCAATAAGTTTCTTTCTAAGAATCACAATTCACATTTTGGTGGTGATGATTATGATGTTAGTGATAATGACTTATATGATGGTCATTTATATAGCGGTCACTACCACTATGGTGATCAAATGAAGCATTTAGAGAATACACATTCATTATCCGATAAACCCGAAGAATCACAGAATGCGGTAAATCAATATACACTATCTAGTGGATTACTAAACGGAGAGTTGATTGATCACCACAATGATGGAAAAGAAGCACCAGAAAAAGTAGGGGGAATTAATGTTCATCATTTAGATAATGCATTCCAAAAATCAAAAATAAAAACACACACTTTTTCCGGTGCAGGTTTTGATATTAGGAACACAAGACCAGCTGGAAAAACTAAAAATGGTAATACCGTCTATCATTCTCCTGGTTATATTTCTTCATCACATGATCCTCATGTAGCTAAAAATTTCGCAGATACCAGATCCCAATCAAAATTTTTCAAACCTAAAAATAGACAGATATTGCACATTGAAACTGGTGAAGGACATCACATATTACCTATTGGTTCATCCAGTAATTTTGAAGATGAAAATGAAACCTTACACCCAAGAAATTCTCATTATGAACACATTAAAACAACCACACACAAAGATAATAAAGGAAATTTATATGATGTTCACCATCTAAGAAGAATTCATCCATCAGAATTAATAAAATAGGAGGTTGACTTCACCTAAATAGTATGATATCATGTATTGAGTGAAATAATCCGTTTATACTCCGTTTAATATTCCGTAACATAAGAGGTAATTATGAGCACATTTGCTAATCTAAAACGTCAATCCGGTAACCTTGACAAGCTTGCAAAAGCAGTTGAGGCACTGAACTCTTCAGAATCATCTTCAGATCGTTCCGATAACTTCTGGAAACCAGAGGTAGATAAGGCAGGTAATGGTATGGCAACCATTCGTTTCCTCCCTGCAGCTGCTGTGGATGGTGATGATGCACTTCCTTGGGTCAAGGTATTCTCTCATGGGTTTCAAGGTCCAGGTGGGTGGTTGATTGACAACTGCTTGACTACTAAGAATCAAGCATGTCCTGTTTGTGAACACAATTCTACTTTGTGGAATTCTGGTATTGAAGCAAACAAGGATATCGTTCGTAAGCAGAAACGTAAGTTGAACTATATCACAAACGTTTATATCGTTTCTGATCCAAAGCATCCAGAGAATGAAGGACAGGTAAAACTGTATAAGTTCGGTAAGAAGATCTTTGATAAGATTACTGAAGCAATGAATCCTGCATTTGAAGATGAAACTGCTATCAACCCATTTGATTTGTGGGCTGGTGCTAACTTCAAGTTGAAGATTCGTAAGGTAGAGGGTTATCAGAACTATGATAAGTCAGAGTTTGAATCTCCTTCTGCATTGTCTAACGATGATGCTGAACTTGAAAAGATTTGGAAGTCAGAACACTCTCTGAACGATTTGGTTTCTGATAAGGAATTCAAGAGTTATGACCAGTTGAAATCTCGTCTTGATAAGGTACTTGGTCTTGCTGGTGGTGAACCAGTTAAGAGGACTACAGTAGAACAGATTAAGGAATCTACTCCAAGATCTGCACCAGTTGCACAGGATTCTGGTGCTGGTTGGACTGATAGTTCTACCACTGAGGATGATGACGATATGGCATACTTCTCCAAGTTGGCAGAAATGGATGAATAGTTAATCTTCAAAATAAGAACCCCTCTTCGGAGGGGTTTCTTTTTATGGTGCCAGTTTCATAAACTCATAATTTATAGTTCTATAGATTGTAGAGTTAGGATTTCTTATTGAAGCACTTCCACCTGTTTGTTCTTCTGATGTATTAGTTGTAGATCTTGTTGGTTGGTTAATAACAATCGGTTCACTACTTTCCACCATGTCATTATCCATAATAGGTGGTATAAACCTACTCACTGGTGTAGATGTAGGTTGTGTGGTTGGAGTTACAGACTCCATTTGTTTATTTAATTCAGATATCCTATCCCCAAAATCATCTGATTTTGATATTACAGATTTCCCCACATCAGTTTTTGAAAATTCATCATAAAGATAATCTGCCGATTGTTTTGGTGCTTCTGCTAATGCTTTCTTTGCATTATATGAACCAACAATTTTAGTGACTCTTTCGGGGTCCAACGTAAACAAATCATCCTTAGTGTCTCCAAGAGCGGCATATTTTATAAATTCTCCATGATTTGATTTATTCTGAAACCCAAGAACTGGTCCATCCCTATCTTGTATAACTTTTTCATATCCTGCTTCTTCAAAAGCAGGAGTAACTGTAGAATCAACATATCTGTTAATTGCTTCTTCTTTTAATTTTGGTATTTGATTTAATTCATGAATCCTTCTTTGATTCATTTCTTCAGCAGCGACAAGAGCTCTTGGATCACCTCCAGATTTTTTGCGAAGAGGGATTATTTTATTTTCATAATCATCTTCCAATTGTTTCTGTCTTTTATCTAAGTCTGCCCACTCTGGTCCATAACGAACCGATCTTTCTTTTGATTCTAAAAATTCACCAATTCCCATTGCACCAGCAATAGTTGCAATAGTTGCACCAGCAGTTCCTAAGCTCCCAAGTCCCATTGCCTCACCGGCTACATCAAGCATACCGGCAAATCCTTTTGTTCCTTTGAATGTCATTTTCAATAAATTAGCAAGTAAAGGAGATATTACCTTAAAAATCAATCCAGATGAACTAGTAATAACTTTAAATACTATTCTAGCAACTATTCTACCAATTCCCATTGATAAATCAGTGACAATACGAAGAATACCACCAACCACTTTAAATAAACCAAGTAAACCTTTTATACCACTCTCACCAATTCTCATTAAAGTTCCAATCACAGGGATATTATATAATCCACCAATAATTGTATCTTTTAACATACCCAAACCACCACCAATAATACCAACCAATCCACCAGTTATAAACCCAACCAAACCTTTAACACCACCATAAACCATTCCCAATAAAGATAGGATAGGATTACTTGATGGTTTATCAACTTTTTGTGTGGCACTGCTAACTGTTGTTTTCTTTCTTTTTGATTCGTTTATCTTTTTTTGAGCAAAATCCTTATCTATTTCACCCTTTCTTTTATCATCTTCTTTGGTTTTAACAAAAAAAGTGTATATCTTTGCCAAGACATCAGCGGTAGAATCGCCCTTCTTTACTGGTCTAACAGTAGTAGTACTGATGGTAGATACTTTATCATCCTCAGTTCCCATAGTTTTTGATAATCTACTAACTAATACTTTATTAACATCAGTCATGGAAACCAGTATATTAG